TCACGAAAAAAGTCAAAAAGACCCATATCAGAACCTCACGCGGATCGTCTGGCCTGTCGCCTGACCAAGTTTCTTACGATATTCCCGCTTCTGTTTAACAATTTCGCCCATGTAATAATCGCGCCATTCGGTCAGATCGGTAACTCCCATGCGGGTGAGAGAGCGACCATTGATCGAATAACTTGCAACATCTTGATCTGCTCGGCCTTGTAAGATCGATTCAATCTTCTTGACCATGATTTCGGCATGAGAACGCGGATCAGCCGAGCCAATATCGAGATCAGGAATAACCGTCCACATCCCGCGTTCGATGACGATTCGGTTTGTGCCATCACTCATTTCTAACTGCCAGTGATATTCACCAGCCGTGAAACCAGCAGAAGTCGCGCTCGTTACCGTGAATAAGAAGTTTCCATCGGATGCGGTTGAGGAAACTTGAATCTCTGTTGCTGATGCCGCAATCTTGGCAACATAAGTCGCAGTGTATGTCGAAGGCGAATAATCAGGAAAGTTTCTACGCCACAAAAGATAGTCGCCAACCACGATTTCGGTCGGCGTTTCCATTGGTGATTCAGAAACATTGAATAGGTTTGCCATTCATTATCTCCACGAATTGACAAAACCGCTTCGGGGTTTCTGTCGCATCGGCCTTCTGATCGGAGCATTTTGCTCCACAACTTGTAACTCATTTTGAGGAGCGACAATAGCAGAAGCCTTTTCCTGCCTATCAGCAATAGAATTTACGTTCAAATTCAAGATTGCCAATGCCGCCATCGCATAAACTCGACAGTCTAAAGCCTCATTTCGAGGCCGAATCTTCTGCCATTCTCGCCTTAAAAAGCCTTTATGATAACGTTTGACTTGCTGTTCAGCCGTTAATTGCCTGAAATACTCTGTGTCATAATGCTCTGGAAAATGGCAATAACCCGCTCCCGCCTGAGTGATCTTGAATCTGGAATAGAGTGTTTCCTTGGCAGTATCGACACCGACCGGAAATAATTTGATCTTTCCGATGTTATTCAGCGATGGTCTTGAGATAAGAGGCTTCGCTTCTCCGCCAACACCCTTGATGGCAAATATCCTTCGGCCTTCGCGCGGTCGAACATAGTTATAAACCGCCATCGTGTGATGACCGCCAGAGTCCACGCAAGCCGCTCTTAAAGGAAGTTCCTTTCCACTTTCGGTTGTCCATGTCTGCGATAAGCTGGCATCAAGATCGGACCAGACTTGGCCGCCAGAAGGATCACCGTAAAAAGTGCGATAGTCCAAAGACCATGATTCATCATTTCTTCCCCATCCTACTATTTCGCATTCTAAACGATCATCTTGAACGTCTACGCCAGCCGTAACGATAACAATGCCATCAGGAAGATTATTCAAATAATCCTCTTTCCGATTGATTAGATCAATATCGTCGATGCGTTCGCCTTGCTCTTCCCATGTCTCGCCAAGGAATGTATTAACCCAAACGCGGAGAGTTGCTGGTTGTTTTCGTGCTTCGATAAATTCTCGAACGCCATCAGCCAACATCATCCAAGGCGAATAAAGAGCGTTCAAATGAAATCCTGCGATGCCGCGAAACTCTCTCTCCGCCTTCCATTCACCTTTGCGTATAACTCTTAATCGAGTTGCGTCATCCCACTGCGAACCGCATTCTTCGCAAGTATAGACAGCCGTTTCAGGTTTATCCTTTTCAAAGTTTACGTTCGACCATTTCAAAGTTTGATAATGACCGCAATCTTCGCAAGGCACATGGTAATATCTTTGATCGCTCTCTTCGAAGGCAATCTCGATGCGTGATGCACCTTTGATTGTAGGCGTAGAAGCCAGAATGAATTTACGGTTCCAGAATGTTACTGATCGCTTCTTTGCGAGCAAAATCGGATCGCCTTCTGATCCTGCCGATACAGGATAACGATCGACTTCGTCGCATAATACAATTCTAATCGGACGCGATGCCAAGTTAGCGGCTGAGTTCGCTCCTGCCATAGTAATATGACCGCCAGAAAAAACTTTATGCAAAGTTGTATTGCCTGAGTCTCTCGATCGAGGATCAGCCACCTTTCCTTGTAGGCATGGCGTATCGCGCAACATTGGCGAGAGACGATCCTTCGACCATGCTTCAGCCATTTGCAAAGTAGGTTGAACAACTAGGATAGGAGACGGGTCTTGATCGATATGATAAGCAACAAGATTATTTATCATCTCAGTCTTACCGATCTGAGCAGATGACATAATCACAACTTCAGAAACGGTCGGATCGGAGATCGCGTTCATGATCCCGCGTTGATATTCAGCCCTTGATGTTTGCCATTGTCCGGGTTCAGAACTTGCCTCTGGCGAAAGCCTTCTGTTTTTATCAGCCCAATCACTTATCTTGAGATTCGGAGGCGGTTTCCAAACCGTCAGAACCTTCCTCTTCGTCTCCAGTGACTTCGGAGTTGCCAAGTATTGGATTGATGGTTCTGACTTCTGCATTTGCAAGTTCATCCAATGCCGAATAAATTTCGTCTTTTATTATATCACGGATTTCGTTCAAGTTCTTAGAGGCATAAACGACAGGAGCAACTTTAGTCGGAATTGCTATCAACCGATTACGAGCATTTGAAACAAGTGAGTTCCAAGTCAACTCAACGTCCGATGAAGGAATAAGCCGATTCTCCATCTGCGCTCGTTCCATTTCTGTGATGTCTGCTCTTGCTTTTGTTAGCCGCGTTCTATGAGTCGAATAATCGTCACCATGAACATCACCGCGAACTGCTCGTTCACGAAGAAATTTGATGTATGCGCGAACAACTGGAACGACCTCATAACGACCTCGCTCCTGTCTTGGAATAACGCCTTGCGAAGTAAGTTGAGAAATCCGCGCAGGAGTTAGATCAAGAAGTTTGCATATTGTTTCAAGCGGAACTGTTGTTACTGCGCTCATTCATCATCTCATTAAATGTTTTTCCGGTTTCTGAATGAACCGCATTTTTGCCAGTAAAGTCTTGCCATCTTTTAACTATGACATCACAATATTGAGGAGATAATTCAATTCCTCTGCATTCTTTGTTCAATTTTTCTGCCGCAATTAGAGTTGTGCCTGTTCCCATAAAACAATCAACAACTCCTCTCGATCGATTCATCAGATCACCAATCATATATTCAGGTAAATGCACTGGAAATGTTGCTCCATGAATTGAAGAAAATTCATTTTTTCTTTGTGGTGGAGCTTCATAAACGCTTGAATATTTTCCACGCCATGAAGAAAGTGGAATTCTCCTTGAAGCATTCATATCTTTTGAAAATAATACAATCCATTCATATCTTGATGATAAAACTCCTTCAGCCATTTGCGGAGCAGAATTTTTTTTATCCCATGTAATTATGTCGATTAAATTCGATGAAAATTTATCGAATAATTTTAGTAATTCTCTTTTACTTCCTGCAAGTGGCTGGACATTGAAAGCTGAGCAATCACAATAAGAAATTGAAATTGATAAAACTTCATTTATAAGATTTGAATAATCTTCTCCGCTTTTATCATCTCCATAATCATTATAAGCATTACCAGATTTTTTTAGTTGTTTATTGCCACTAAGTTTTGCACTTTTTCCTAAATTATATGGTGGAGATGTGAAGCAAACAAATCCGCTTTCAATATCTAATTTCTCCCAATTATTTATATTTGTTGAATCACCGCATATCAACCGATGCTTCCCAAGCGTCCAAATATCGCCAAGAACTGTGATTGCAGTTTCTTGAACCTCTGGAACATCATCAGGATCGGTTTGACCTTCAACAGCTTCCACAAGCAATTTAGCTAATTCATCTTCATTGAATCCGGTCAGCGATAGATCAAAGTTTTCTGATTCTAAATCCTTTAATTCAAGAGCAAGCATCGCATCATCCCAACCAGCATTTAGAGCCAGCTTGTTATCCGCGATCACATACGCTTTCTTCTGCGCTTCGGTCAGGTGAGCCAACCGGATGCAAGGCACTTCCTTAATTTTGAGGAGATGCGCGGCAGACAACCGACCGTGTCCAGCGATGATCTGATTGTTTTCATCAATTAGAATTGGGTTTGTGAATCCAAATTCTTTAATTGAACTAGCAATTTGTTGAATTTGTGCGTCCGAATGCGTCCGAGAATTGCGAGCGTATGGGAGCAAAATTGCAGTTTTTTGAAGTTCAATTTTGTTTGGAATGGTCGGTTCAAACATTTTTTTAAGTCTCGTTTAGATTTCTGTGGCTAGAAAAAGATCGCGGTCGCGCGTTACA